AAACAAAGAAGTTTTAAAATGTCAAATATTCACAGGACGAGGTAAATTTTAAATTATGGACATACAAATACAGGATAAAAACGTTTTAAGCGTTATGGCGCGATTTAAAGAACGTTCCGAAGCTGGAATGAAGAAATACAAAACAACGTTAGAACGAACCGATTTAAGCACGTTAGAATGGCTTACACACGCACAGGAAGAAGCAATGGACTTTGTTCTATACTTGGAGCGATTAAAACACGAATATAAACAATCTAAATAAATAAAAAATGGAAACAAGAAACAACACAGGAGCAATTTTTAAGAACGACAACAAAAAAGCCGAGAACCACCCAGACTACAAAGGCAAGGTTCTAGTCAACGGCAAAGAAATGGAAATAGCACTATGGCTTAAGACTTCCGCAAAGGGAGTTAATTATTTTAGCGCAAGTTTTAGCGAGCCGTACATTAAACCAGATGAGCCACAAATAAAAAACAATGAGCCACAATACAAAGTGCTGGATACAAACGATGATCTACCTTTTTGATATGCACATACAGGATGAACAATTACGCAAGGAAGTACAAAAACTTTTAGTGTTTAAAAAACGAAACAACATCGTTAAGGAAATACAAAGCAAGGGGGTGACCTTCCATTTTTTTCAACTTACTAATTTTTTAGAAGGCAGGGACGTATCACTTTCAACGCTTAAAAAAATAGATTATTACGTAAATAAATAACAGCCTTTGAACAATAAAACGCAGAAACCCAGAATTCGATTTAAACCGCTTTTAATGCGATGTAACGGCTTTTGTTTTTCTATGAACAGGTAATACCTTTTTTAAGAGATCTGCGTTCTTCAATGCAGTCGTGGGATACAAAGGGGCTAAAAAATATGTAAAACAGATAGAAAAAACACCAGAAACGTAGGCGCAGACTTAATTGTTTGCGCTTTTTTGCATTACAAACAATTTATTGTTAATAACTACATTTGTTAATTGTTGAAAAATTAATCATACATTTGCTTAATATCTAAACAATAAAAAAATTGGAATGGTTAAATAAAGTTGCGAAACATCACAACGAATGGGTTAAAATGGTAAACACTTTTGGCGAGTATTTCTTTGCCGAAGACATCGTCCAAGAAACTTATATTATGCTTATGAAGTGGAGCAGCGAAGAAAAAATGTTCAAAGACGGAAACATAAGCAAGGGTTATATGTGGCTCGCTTTAAAAAATACTTTCCTTCAACATGTGAACAAAAAGAACAAAATCAAATTTATATCATTAGACGAAGCGCATAATTTAACAGACGAAAACAACACCGAAGAAAACGAAGCATACAATGATCTATTAAACAACATAGATAATGAGTGCGACAGTTGGCACTGGTACGATAAAAAACTATTTGAACTTTACAAAAACACAGATAAGAGTTTAAGACAAATAAGCGCAGAAACAAACATAAGCGTTACGAGTATTTTTAACACGGTTAAAACTTGCAAAAAACGAATAAAGAATAAAATAGGGGAAGACTACGAAGACTTCATAAACAAAGATTACGAACTAATAAAAAAGAAAAAATGAAAAACGAAAGTAAAGGATTAGGCGACACAATCGCGAAAATTACAAAAGCAACAGGAATCGATAAAGTTGTTAAATTTATTGCAGGCGAGGATTGCGGATGCGATGAACGCAAAGAAAAACTAAATAAATTATTTCCTTACGCAAAACCTTTGTGTTTAACTGAGGATGAGTTCAATACGCTGGATGTTTATTTTAAGCAAAACACGGAAACCTTAACCAGCGATGAACAAATAAGTTTAATAGCAATAAACAACCGAGTGCTAAGTCAAAGATTAACTTTTTCTAGTTGCTCAAGTTGCCTGCGTGATTTAGTAGGAAAGTTAAGAGTTATCTATAACGAATACACACCAGAACAAACTGAAAATGCAGGTAGCGAAGGTTAAGATTAACAGCATAAAGACGAACCCAAAGAACCCACGTTTAATTAAAGACGACAAGTTTAAAAAGTTAGTCAATTCAATTAAGGAGTTCCCGCAAATGTTAGAACTACGGCCAATAGTTGTAGATGAAAACAATATAATACTAGGGGGAAACATGCGACACAAGGCATGCATTGAAGCAGGGCTGAAAGAAGTTTTTATTGTACAGGCGAAAGATTTAACCGAAGAACAAAAAGACGAATTCATAGTCAAAGATAATCTAGGCTTCGGAGAATGGGACTGGGATATATTAGCCAATGAATGGGACATAGACAAGTTGGAAGATTGGGGCTTAGACTTACCGTTGGATGTAAGCGTAGAGGAACTAGAAGCCGAAGAAGATAACTACGATATACCAGACGAAATAAACACGGACATAGTAATAGGCGACTTATTCGAAATAGGAGAACACAGACTACTATGCGGAGACAGCACACAAGTCGACACATGGCAAAAAGTAATGGATGACAAACTCTGCGACATGGTTATGACCGATCCCCCGTATAATGTAGATTACGAAGGCGGCACAGGATTAAAGATTATAAATGACAGCATGAGTAATTCAAGTTTTTATCAATTTTTATACGACTTTTATACCGCACTAGGAAGTTACACAAAAAAGGGCGGGGCTTGGTATGTTTGGCACGCAGACAGCGAAGGCGCAAATTTTAGGCAAGCAATGAAAGACTCGGGAATACTTTTAAAGCAATGCTTAATATGGGTTAAAAATTCAATGGTTATGGGAAGGCAAGACTACCAATGGAAACACGAACCATGCCTGTACGGATGGAAGGAAGGAGCATCGCATTATTTCACAAACGAAAGAACCCACACAACGGTTATAGAGGATAAGGTAGATATTAAAAAACTAACCAAAGACGAAATGAAAAAAATGCTAACTGAAATGTTAAGCGATAAAAACAAAACAACAATAATTAACTGCGACAAACCACACCGAAGTGCAGAACACCCGACAATGAAACCAATTTTATTATTGGCACCATTAATTCAAAATAGTTCAAAAGAAAATGAAATAGTTGCAGACGGCTTTCTAGGAAGCGGAAGCACAATGGTAGCAGCACACCAATTAAAAAGAAAATGCTACGGCCTAGAACTTGATCCGAAATATTGCCAAGTGATAGTAGACCGAATGAAAAAACTAGATCCGAGTTTAAAGATTAAACGCAACGGAGAATTAATAAAGTAAACAGCGAAATTACAGCGATATGCCGAACCCAGAAAACATAACAAAACACGAATTTAATAAAGGCGAAAGCGGAAACCCAAACGGCCGACCAAAGGGACGAAAGAACCGCAGCACGATAGCAAGGCAATGGCTGGAAGTTAATCAAAGTTTAAAGAACCCTTTAACAGGCGAACAGGAAACAATGTCACAGGAAGACTTAATGACCTTAGCACTAATTAAAAAAGCAAGGGACGGAGACGTTACTGCTTACAAGGCATTAATGGATAGTGGATACGGAGCACCAGTTCAACAGATAGAACAAACAAACATAGAACAGCCACTCTTCCCAGATGTTAATACGGACGACTGCAATATCTAAGATTGCAAAATTAAACAAGCGAATAAAAATAATACAGGGCGGAACTTCGGCGGGTAAAACTTTCGGAGTTATTCCTTTATTGATAGACATAGCAACCAAGCACAGCAACACCGAAATAAGTATTGTATCTGAAAGCATCCCGCATTTAAGACGGGGTGCCGTTAAAGATTTTCTAAAAATAATGCGGTGGTCTAATCGTTTATTTGAAGACAAATTTAATAAGTCTTTATTAAGATACGAATTTTCAAACGGATCATACATAGAATTTTTTAGTGCAGATGACAGCAGCAAGTTAAGGGGAGCGAGACGCGACATTCTATACATTAACGAATGCAATAACGTAACCTTTGAAGCATACAACGAACTAGCAATAAGAACCAAAAAACGAATATACCTAGACTTCAACCCAGCAAATGAATTCTGGGTACACACCGAACTAAAAGACGAACCAGATACGGACTTCTTAATTTTGACGTACAAAGACAACGAAGCACTCGATGAAAGGATTGTAACGGAAATAGAAAAGAACCGCTTAAAAGCCACGACAAGCAGTTATTGGGCTAATTGGTGGCGAGTTTACGGCGAAGGATTAGTGGGAATGTTAGAGGGGGTTATTTTCAGTAATTGGAAATTTATAGACAGGATACCAAAGGAAGCGCAACTACTAGGTTACGGCTTAGACTTTGGATACACAAACGATCCCACAAGTATTATAGAAGTTTACAATTTTAACGGCTCCAGAATACTAAACGAAATCTGTTACCAGACAGGGCTATTAAATAACGACATAGCAAAGAAACTACAAAAAAACGTAATAGCATACGCAGACAGCAGCGAACCAAAAAGCATCGAGGAAATAAAAAGAACAGGCCAACAAATAAAGGGAGTGACAAAGGGAGCAGACTCCGTAAATTACGGCATACAAATAATGCAATCGCAAAATTATTTAGTAACTTCACAAAGCACAAATTTAATAAAAGAGTTGAGGGCTTATTGTTGGGACGCAGACAAAACAGGTAAGACGCTAAACAAACCGCAAGGAAAAAACGATCACGCAATAGACGCAGTTAGATACCACGAAATGGAGACGCTAGGATTAAACAGCACACACGGAAAATATTTTATACGATGAACAATCTACAAGTAATGATGGAAGCGGTACAGATTTACATCTACCAAAAGAAAGGAGTAAAAGTAAGAATTTATTTAAGGGACATCCGAGACATTAACTTACTAAAACAAGCATACGATTACATACAACAAAACCAACACAACAAAAACACGAATAATTAATTATATACTATATGAAGTTAGAACTAAACGTACCGACAAGTTTAAATGAAATTACTTTAGGGCAATATCAAAAGTTTTTAATTACAAAAGACGGAAGCAACGATGAGGAATTCGTAGCACAAAAAATGATAGAGATTTTCTGCGGAATACAATTAAAAGAAATAGCAAAAATGAAGTTAACGGACATTAACGATTTAATATTACACTTCACAAAAATATTTGATGTTACCCCGAAGTTTCAACCAACCTTCAAAATAGGCACGCAGGAGTTCGGATTTATTACAAGCCTTGAGGATATATCATTCGGCGAATACGTAGACCTAGAAAACAACTTATTAAAGTGGGAAACATACCACAAAGCGATGGCCGTGATGTACAGGCCAATAACACTAAAATTTAAAAACCAATATAAGATCGCAGACTACGAACCGAACAAAGACATGCAGGATTTAATGAAGTTCGCACCAGTTGACATAGCGATAGGTTCGAGTGTTTTTTTTTGGAGTTTAGGAAGCGACTTATTACAAAGTTCGCTTTCTTATTTGGAGAAGGAAATGGAGAAGAATCCGAAGATGGCGGAGAGTTTAATGAAACGGCTCAATTCGCAAAACACTGGGGATGGTACCAATCAATTTATGCACTTGCACAAGGAGACATTACAAGATTTGAAGCAATTACCAAACATAAACTTATTGAGTGTCTCACCTATCTCACCTTCGAAAAACAAAAGCAAGAAATCGAGCAAAGGGAACTAAAAAAAATACATAAAAGATGACAGGATACTACAACTTATTAGACAAACTTAAAGCACACTTTGATGCAGACGCGATCGTTAACACGGTAACACAGGGCGACATTTTTAAAGTAGATTTAAGCAAACAAACGATATTCCCTTTATTGCATATTATGGTTAATAACTGCACAATAAACGGAACAACAACAAGTTGGAATGTTAGCCTTATAGCAATGGATGTGGTCGACATTTCAAAAAGCCAGACAACCGATATATTTTTAGGGAACGACAACGAAATCGATGTGCTGAACACACAGCACGCAGTATTAAATCGAGCCTTTGAAATAATGAAGCGAGGGAGTTTAATGTACGATTTATTCCAAATAGAAGGCACCGCAACACTTGAACCATTTACCGAACGCTTCGAAAATTACATGGCAGGCTGGACAATGACATTCGATATTTTAACACCGAACGAAATGACAATCTGCTAAGATGAACCAAAGCGAAGTACAAACACAACTAGAAAAATTTAGAGACTACGTTATTAGCGAAGCACGAAGGAATTTAACCAGCGGAAACAAGAACCACACCAAAGGACTATATGAAAGTTTAAAGGGTAATGTTAAGTCAAGCCCGAATAGTTTTTATATGGACTTCGAAATGAATATATACGGCCAATTCCAAGACAAAGGAGTAAAGGGAGTCGGCGGGGTTCGAAACACAACTAGCAAATTTAATAGATCAAACAACAAGGGCAAAATGTGGAAGCAGAACGCAACCAACAGCCCCTTTAAATTCAAAGAAGGAGTAAAGCCCAGCGTTAAGCATTTTCTGCAATGGAGCGCAAACAAAGGACTAAATCCGTACGCAGTTAGAGAAAGCGTTTATCATCAAGGAATTAAACCTTCTTTATTTTTTACAACACCATTCGAAAGGGCATTTTTAAGACTACCAGATGAACTTATAGAAAAATTCGGACTAGACATAGAAAATTTATTTAATCAAGCAATAAACAAAAACCAAAAGAAATAATGGCAAACATATATGCACGATCCCCGTATATTATTAGAATAGCGCAACCAACACAACTAGGCTCAAAACTAACAATTTTTTTAAGCAGCACAACTTTTACTCCTTTACCGCAATACACGCTAAGCAAGTTAATACCTTCCCCGACAAACGTTAATACACTATACGACATAAGCCCGTACATTAGAGAATACATAAGATTTAATTTATGTGCCGCAGGGGGAAACGCGGCAGTAACAAACCCGACAAACGAACGAGTAAATGTACAACTTAAACTTTATGAATATGACGGAACGGTTTATACACAAGTAGGAGCGACACAAACGCATATAGCATTTGACGGCTATACATACTACGAAGAACTATATAATAAAGATTTAGGAAACTACGGACTAGACGCAGGGAATTATTACTACAACCCGACAAGCGATGCAGGAAAAATACGAGTAACAGGGGGCGCAAGTTTTACGGCAAAATATACAAGTTTTGATTTAATACCAGCGATCACAAGTTTAGCAGTTTCAAATTCAACGTTTGACATTCCACGCGTAAGAACTGCCAACGTTTTAGTAGGGAACAAAGTGGAAATTTTAAATGCCGCTTCCGTAGTGCAGGCGACTTGGAATTTTTACCCACAGGATGAATGTAAATATACACCTGTAATTATTGACTTTGTAAATAGATACGGAGCATGGCAAAGGGAGTTTTTCTTCAAAGCAAGCACTGATAATTTTAACATTGAAAGCACAGAATACAACTTACTACAGACTTCACAATTTCCGTCAACTTTTTACAGCGGGCTGGAAGGCCAAAGAAAAACATTTAACACCAACGGAAAGAAAAGCGTTAAAGTAAATACAGGATGGGTAAAAGAAACATGGAAAGAAGTTTTAAAACAAATAATGCTGAGCGAAAGAATTTTAATAGACAACAAACCAGCAAAGATAAACACCAAGAGCACAGAACTATTTAAACAGATAAACACGAAACAAATAAATTATAGTTTAGAGTTTGAGTTTGCATACGATGTAATTAATTCCGTAATATAATGAAAAGAGAAGTAGGAATATTTATAGGAAAACAGACTACCGCTTCATTACCAACATGCGACTATACTTTTAATTTAAGATCAAACGGTCAAACCGCAGGAGCGCAGATACAATTAATAGCGGGTGGAGTTGTAACGCACACATTAACATACACAAATATAAGTGGGGTTAATGAAGTTTCACAAATATTATCTTTAAACTCAAACACAAGTTATCAAGTTTGGTGGTACAATCCTGGCGCATTTCCGACAAACGTAGGACTACAAATATTTGACGGAAGCGGAACTTTAATTTATGAATTGCCATTTAACACATCATGGCTTTTTGCAACTACATTATTTGTATTAATACCGAGTTGTCCTATTTTGGGAGAATTAGATTATTTTCGTTTAGAATTATTCAACGATGAAAAAATATCTGTTAGTTCAACGATCCAAAATATATCTGATATATCTAAAATTTTTACGGACTTTTCGCAAGGCTTTACTATTCCGTGTTCACCGACAAATAACGCTATATTTCAACACTTTTACCAAAATGATGTTGATGCAACTTTTGATTATCAAAACAGGCACGATGCCTATATTGAAATTGATACGGTTTTATTTAGGCGGGGCAAACTTCAACTCGAAAAAGCAAATTTAAAAAACGGGAAAGCAAATAGTTACTCGGTTACTTTTTACGGAGCGGGAGTAAGTTTAAAAGACTTTTTCAATGAGGATAAATTAAACCAGTTAGATTTTTCAACATTAAACCACGATTACACAAGCCAAGAAATACACGACAGAATAACAATAGACAGCGCAACGACTGACTACAACGTCCGATACCCTTTGATAACTTCCAAAAGACTCTGGCAATTTGGATCAAGCGTGCCAATTCCACAAGCCGACTGCCCCGAATGGTTTACTTATCCAGTAGACGACTCAAATAATATAGGAGCGGCAGCAGGACAAATAGTTTTTACAGAATTATTCCCTGCGGTTCGAGTTGCAAATATTTTTGATTTGATTGAAACAAAATACGGGATAACATTTAACGGTTTATTTTTAATTTCAGATTTTTTTAAAAAAGCATTTTTATGGTTTAAAAATAAGGACAAAGTAACATTAAATGGCGCTTCCGTTCCTTTGGATATGGTAAGCGTTGTGTATAGTAATTTGGGGCCGCAAACTGCATTTAATTTAACAAACAATACATTTAAAATAATACCCGCGTTGTCAAATGCTTCGTACACAGCAGAACACACATTGCAAATTTTTTGTACTACATTAAGCCCAGACGACCCGTTTGATTTTTATGTTGATGTTTACAAAAATGGTGTTTTTAGCCAAGCATTTAATTACAACACGTTAATGCCGTATACTTTTAGCACCCCCACAACCGCACCTTTTTCAATAAGCATTAACAATTCTGATACCGCAGTTTTTTCTTTTAAAGTTCGAGGAATAACTCCGAATGCAATCGACTTCGATTTAAGATATACAAAACAAATTGTTTATACACTTGGAGGGTCGTTAAGTCCGGGAACAGCAATTTGTTCAACAACACAATTTACTTCGGGTTTTATTAATTTACAGCAAATGGCTCCCGATATGAAAATTTCTGATTTTGTTTCTGGTATCTGTAAAGAGTTTAATATGACCGTTTACTCGAATGCGAAGAACGTTTTTACTTTTGACCCATTGCCGATTTGGTACGGAAGGGGAATTATAAGGGACATAACGAAATATACTGACGTTACAAGCATTGAAATTGAAAGGATGAAACTTTATAAGTCAATTGAGTTTAAATACGCCGACAGCGAATGTTTTATGAATAAAGCATTTTTAGAAAACCCTTTGAACATAGACGCACACGGTTACGGAAATGCTAAAATAGGTTTTGAATATGACGGCGGAGACTACAAAGTTGAAAGTCCTTTTGAAAACTTACTACAAAATAATTTTGGAAATAATTTGCAGGTTGGTTATTGTTTAAATAAAGATTTTACGGCCTATGTTCCTAAACCCGTTTTATTGTATATGAATGAAGTTGCAACGATAGACGCGGGCGACAAATATTATTACGATTTAAATGGTTATGCACAAGGTTTAAGTGATTACGTTCCATTTGGGCAAGACTCAAATATGACATTTGCAGCAAATGGAATTGAACCTGTAACGTTAAATTTCGGCGAAGAAATATCTACTTTTTATTTAGTTAATAACCCGAACACGCTATACAAACTTTATTATTCAAATTACCTTGAAAATTTATATAACGTTAAAAATAGATTAGTAAAAGTTAAAACGATCCTGCCTGTTTCTATCTTGACAACTTTACAATTAAACGACCGACTAGTGATAAGAGACAAACGTTATTTAATAAACGAAATGCAAAGCGACCTAACAACAGGCGACGTAGACTTCACTTTAATAAGCGACTTCGAAGAAGTTAAACCAATTAAATTAGTAGTTTCTCCAGTAGGAGCATCAAAACTACATAGGGAAGCAATTTATTTTAGTAATGGAGTTACACAAGTTGCAGTAACTAAAAGTGCAAATGCAAGTAACGTTACTTTGTCAAGTGCTAAATTTTCAAGCGAAGGATTTTTAACAATTACAGTCCCAGCAAATGCGGCGCGAGAAATTATAATTACATTAACAAGCGACTACGAAAACGGAAACACGGATACAAGCAACATAATAATAAAACAACAATGATAAACCAAATAATTCAAATGCTTTTAATAAGCAACTTTTATGGAGAGAGCGAAACCATCGACATCGCAAAGGGAAAATATAAATTTACCACAAGCATAAGACAACAATTTAAACAGGCGATGAGACAAAAATTAATGGAAAATAAACTAAAAAATAATGGCTGAAAAAAGAGTAATAGAACTTGAAGTAAAGACAAACGCAGGAACCGCCGCCGCCGAAATAAGTGCGGTAGGAGTTTCATCCACAGCAGCCGCCGCAGGCGTTACAACACTAGGAAATGCCAGCGCAGCCACAGGTGCAAAAATGGGCACGTTTGGAGCGATTAAAACAGCGATCACAGGATTAGTACCTGGCCTTAAAGCGGCAGAAGGTGGAGTAATGGGCTTAGGCGCACAATTTACAAAATTACTCGCTAACCCGATTGTTTTGCTTATTGCAGGAATTGTAGCAACGTTAAAACTTGTATATGAAGCCTTCCAATCAAACGTACAGGGGGGAAAAGATATAGCCGCAGTCTGGGAAGGATTAAGCGCAGTGGGAACACAAGTAAAAGACGCGGTAATGGGATTAGTGCGTGCTTTCGGATACGCAGTACAGGCCGCATACAAATTTATTACTTTAGATTTTAAAGGAGCAGCACAGGCGATCAAAAACGCAAACGGAGAAGCGGCTGCTTCATATAAACAATTAGGAGACGCGGCAAGTGGTAAAACTTTTCAAATTGTTAAAGCATTAGAAAAAGAACAACAAGCAAATAATAAAGCAAAAAAAGAACAGGCAGTAGCCCAGTCAGCAGTTAATAAATTACTCGTTCAATCAAGGGAAATCTTAACAGACGAAACCGCGTCAATGGCTGATAAAAGAAAGGCACTAGCACAGGTAACAAAAGAGGAAACAAAAGCCGCCGCAGAACGCGTAAGAATAGCACAGGTAGACCTTAACATTTTAAAAGCAAAAGCAAAGGCTCTAGGGGGACAAGCGGAAATAAAAATGAAGCAGGAAATACGCGAAGCCACAATAGCGTTAAACGAAGCCGAAACCGAAGGCGCAATGACGGGCATTAAATTAAACAGGCAAAAGAAAATGTTAGCGCGTCAAGAAACTAGCGACAACAAGGAAGCAATAGACGCGGGCAAGGAACGAGCAAAGGCAAACACGGATAAAGAAAAAGAACGAGTAAAAGAGCGGGAAGACACACTTAAAAAAATAAAAGATCTTGAACAAAGTTACAGCGATAGTTTACTAAGCGAGGAAGCAAAAGAAATCGTAGGGGTTCAAAGAAAATACAAGGAACTATACGATCAAGCCGCTAAGCATAAATTAGACATATCGGAATTAAAGAAACAGGAAGCCGCAGAAAAATTAAAAATTGAGGATAAGTACGACCAACAAATAAATGATAAAATCGCTGCACTTACCGACACCGAGCAACAAAAACTATATGACGCTTATCAAAAAGAAGTAACTGCGGCAAAGGGTAATAAACTTTTATTAGAAGCACTCGAAGTTGATTACTTTAAAAAAAGAGACGCATTAACAAAAGCAGAAAACGATAAGAAAGCCGCCGCCGATTTAAAGTTAAAAGAAATCTTATTAAGCGAGGGAGACTTTAAACTGCATAAATTAAATCTCGATTACCAAGCACAACAACTTTTATATGCAGGGAACGAGGAAGCATTAAAAGCCCTTAACGAAAAATATAACAAGGACAAAATAAAAATAGAAACTGAAACTGCGGATAAACAAAAAGCAATAGACAAAGATGTCGCAGATAAAAAGAAGGCAACACTAGACCAGCAACTAAATTTAGTTAAAGGAAGTTTTCAGGCATTCGCGGACGTGGCTACCTTGTTCGCAGGTAAAAATAAGAAGGCACAAAAAACAGCGTTCGGAATACAGAAGGCGGCAAATATAGCGGCAACAACAATAGACACATATACAGCGGCAATGGCGGCATACAAATCGGCTTCGGCAGTTCCTGTTATTGGATCAGTTCTGGCACCAATTGCAGCAGCAGGAGCAGTGGCCGTAGGTTTAATGAACATTAAGAAAATAGCCGCGTCAAAGTTTGAAGGTGGCGGAACACCAAGCGCAGATACAGGTGGCGGTGGTGGCGGTGCAACTGCACCAACAATGAGCGCACCACAATTTAATGTAGTCGGTCAAAGCGGAGTTAATCAGTTAGCAAGTTTAGGCCAACAACCAGTACAGGCTTATGTTGTTTCGGGGCAAGTTACATCACAGCAATCACTAGACAGGAATAGACTAGCCAACGCAACGCTCGGTGGATAAAATACAACAAACAAACAAAAACTTAATTAAATAGATATGCGAATAGTAGAATTAATTATAGACGAAAAAGACGAGGAAAGCGGAATATCGGCAGTATCAGTAGTTGAAAGCCCAGCGATTGAAAGCGACTTTTTAGCACTAAAAAAACAAGAAGTAGAACTAAAAGAAGTTGATCCCGAAAAAAGAATTTTGATGGGGGCCGCGTTAATTCCAAACAAACAGATCTACCGCAAGAACGAAAAAGACGAAGAATATTATATTTATTTTAGTGAAGCCACAATAAGAAAAGCAAGTGAATTATTTTTTATGAACTCAAACCAGAACAACGCAACTCTAGAACATAAGCAAAAGTTAGATGGAATGTCAGTCGTTGAAAGTTGGATCACCGAAGGCGAACATGACAAGTCTATGAATTACGGCTTTAACTTTCCGAAGGGAACATGGATGATTTCAATGAAAGTAAACAACGATCAAATATGGAACAAAGTAAAACTTGGAGAAGTTAAAGGTTTTTCAATCGAGGGTTATTTTGCGGACAAATACGAAATGAGTTTAAAAAATGATGAGCAAATTTTAATGGATAAAATCAAAGAAATTATTTTAAATGGCGAAGCAAATTAACACTAAAATACATCTTAAAAAACCAAAAGTTAAACGCGCAGGAGTACACGCAAAAACCAAAAATAGCAAACTAAAATCAAGTAAAAATTACGCAAAAACTTATACTCAACAAGGCCGTAAAGTATAAAAAACACAAAAACCACGAATGCGATTTAAAGCGATTTTTAAGCGATGTAACGAACTTAAACTTTGTGTGAAGGCGTTATACCTTTTTTAAGAGATCTGCGTTCTAGAGCGTGGGCGTGGCTTACAGAAGCACTAAAAAAACAAAACAAAATGAGCAATAAAACTAAAAAACCAGTACAACAATCGCAAACTAGCCCTAAAGGTGGGCAACGAGCATGCCTGTGTAAAGACGGAAAAAAGTACAGTATTAAGTGTTGCGATGGCAGTCTCCAAGCACAAGGAATAGGACAAATTTAATTTGAAAATACAACAAATAAATAAAACCTAAATTATATTAATATAACCAAAAACAGAAAAATGAAAACAAGCGTAATCAACCAGATTAAAAGTTTACTAGGTATGGAAGTGAAACTAGAAACCATTAAATTAATTGACGGAATAACAATTTTTGAAGCCGACACATTCGAAACTGATAAAGAAGTTTTTATCATAACTGAAGACGAACAAAAAATACCTGTTCCGATTGGAGAGTACGAATTGGAAGATGGCCGCATTTTAGTAGTAGAAGTTGAAGGCATTATTTTAGAAGTAAAAGATGCACCAACGGAAGAAGAAGTTGCACCAGAAGCAGAAGTTGCACCAGAAACAGAAGTAGAAGAAGAAGTAGAAGCAAGCGCAAAAAAGACGGTTGAAAGCATTGTAAAAGAAACATTCTTTGCAGACATAGAAAAATTAAAAGCAGAAAACATAGAGTTAAAATCGAAATTAGAAAACTTGTCAAAAGTTAACGCAGTTGCAAATGAGGCAACCGAACTATCAGAAGTTAAACCTATTTCTTTTAACCCAGAAAACACGAATGAAATTGAAAGCGTACATTATGGATCAAAAAGACCACGATCAACAATGGACTCAATCATGGATAAAATAAGTAAGTTAAAATAAGTATAAACAATTTAAAAAAAATTAAAAAATGCCAAATCCAGTAACAGCAGGTACCACATACGCAGGCGAATTCGCAGGCAAGTACATCGCAGCAGCACTTCTAAGTGCTCCAACATTAGAGCAGGGTGGAGTTACAATACTTCCGAATGTAGCATACAAGCAGGTAATACAAAAAGTAGCAACAGGAACCATAGTAACCGATGCTTCGTGCGCATTTACTCCTTCGGGCACAGTAACACTTACCGAGAGCGTTTTAACAACAAAAGAACTACAAGTAAATATCGAACTTTGCAAGTCAGATCTTTTTCAAACTTGGCAATCGGCAGAACTTGGCTACAGCGGGTTTAAAACTTTGCCTAAAACATTTGCTGATTTCTTAATTGCACACGTTGCAGAAAAAGTAGCAGTGGCTACAGAAACAGCAATCTGGAGCGGAACAGCAACAACAGGTTCTTATTTAGGTTTAAAAGCAAAATTAATCGCAGCAGGTGCGCCAGCAGTAACAACACCATTAGTAGGCGCGGCTTTAAACGCAGGAACAGTAATCGGAGAACTTGGAAGAATTGTAGATGCAATTCCCGCGTCACTTTACGGAAACGAAGGATTAAGAATTTATGTATCTCAAAAAATTGCTAAATTGTATGTTCGTGCACTTGGCGGTTTTGGAGCAAGTGGATTAGGAGCAGCAGGAGTAAACGCACAGGGAACGCAATGGTTCACAAACGGTTCACTTTCATTTGATGGCATTCCAATCTTCATGGCTAACGGACTAGGAGCAGACAATGCAATTGCAACAACAGTAGATAACTTGTATTTCGGCTGCGGACTTTTAAATTCGCAAAATGAAGTGAAAGTTTTAGACATGGCGGATCTTGACGGAAGCGCAAATGTTAGAGTAATTTTAAGATACAACGCAGGAGTTGAAATCGGATTTGCATCTGACGCGGTAACTTACGGAGCATAACATTAAATAAAAAGCGGAGCGTAAAAGTTCCGCTTTATTTTATTCATAATATAAAAACACACATACAATGGCTTGTGAATTAATAACACACGGATACGCAGATGACTGCCAGAACAACGTAGGGGGAATTAAAGCAATTTATTTTCTTAACTACGGGGTTGTTTTAACACAACCAACAGCAAACTACGGCTCGGGCGATACGATCGACCAATTAAACACTTTAACACTAACACCAGCGGCTTCAACTTTGTACAAATACGAATTGAAAGGCGCGAATTCATTTGAACAAACAATAACAAGTTCAAGGGAAAACGGTACTACATTTGTAGAGCAAAATTTAACATTTACAACAAAGGGTTTAACTGCTTCACAGACAAAGCAAATGAAACTATTAGCGTGGGGAAGACCAACGGTTATAGTTCAATCATTTAGCAATAAATTCTTTTTAGCAGGCTTAGAAAACGGCTTAGACGTAGTTACAACAACTATAACAAACGGAACAGCGATGAGTGACCTAGTGGGTTATACCGTTACGATGAAGGGCGAAGAAATTATACCAGCCAATCACTTAAACATTGCTGCGCCTTATGGCGACACGCAAATAAAAGCGGTAACAGGTGCAACTTCAATTATTACAACTACTTAATAATTAAAAAAATTATTTTTAAAGCCGTTCGAAAGTTCGGCTTTTTTTTTGTTTTGAAAATTGAACAAAAAGACAAAAATTTAATTATATAAATATGATAGTATTAACACCTTCAACAACACCGCAAACGTTCAATTGCATACCACGCGACAACACGTTTAACGTTATGCAAATAACAGACGAAGAAACAAATGTTACTACTACAATAACGATCACATCCAGAACCACAGGAAACTACATTTATACAATAACAGCAAGTTACGCATTGATAGAAGGACACACCTATACTTTAGTTTTAAAGTTTGGAAATAATATAATTTTTAAAGACCGCATATTTTGCACCGCGCAACCATTAGTGACGTTTTCAGTTAACAACAATCAATACGTTTCTAATTCCACAACAAATGAATTTATAGTTTATGAGTAATTTACACATTTTAAATTTATCGGCATATACATCCCCCGTTATTTCGGAAACTAACCGCGAAAATTGGGTGGACTTTTTAACCGAAGACGGAGACCAATACTTCCAATTTTTAATTGAGAGATACAGCAACTCAACAACGAACAACGCGATTATTAACAACGTAGCGCGATTAATATACGGCAAAGGACTTAGTGCCCTAGACGCGAATAAAAAGCCAAACGAGTACGCACAAATGATGTCTTTGTTCCACAAGGAAGACGTAAGAAAAATGGTGCTGGATAGAAAAATGTTCGGGCAATTTGCGGTTCAAGTACACTACAACGACAAGCACGACAAAATACTAAAAACCTACCACATACCTGTTAATTTATTACGAGCAGAAAAATGCGACAAAGACGGAAACATAACAGGTTATTACTATTCGGATAATTGGGACGATCCCAAAAAATTCGCACCGATTAGATTTAACGCTTTCGGATACAGCAAAGAAAAAATAGAAATTTTATTTAGTAAGCCTTACTCAGTCGGAATGAAATATTATGCCTATCCAGACTATCAAGGAGCAGTACCCTATACGTTGCTTGAGGAAGAAATAGCCGACTATTTAATTAACGAAGTTCAAAACGGATTTAGTGGTACAAAAGTTGTAAATTTTAACAATGGAATACCGACAGACGAACAACAAAATATTATTTCAAATAAAGTTTTAAGCAAACTAACAGGGAGCAGGGGGCAAAAAGTAATAGTGGCATTTAACAACAACGCAGAATCAAAAACAACGGTCGAAGACATACCTTTAAATGACGCGCCAAGCCATTATGAATACCTAAGCGATGAATGCTTAAAAAAAATAATGTTAGGCCACAACATAACAAGCCCGCTTTTATTCGGGGTTGCTTCAACAAACGGGTTCAGTTCAAACGCAGACGAATTAAAAAATTCATCCGTGCTTTTTGACAATATGGTTATTCGACCATTCCAAGAAGAACTACTAGACGCATTCGATAGCATCCTAGCATACAACGGCGTTGCTTTAAAATTATTTTTTAGAACGCTACAACCGTTAGAATTTACAGACTTGGAAAACACGCAGAACGCAGAACAAGTTGCTGAAGAAACAGGAACAGAATTAAGCGCACACACAAACCCGTTAATTGATTTAGGCGAAGAACCACAAGACAATTGGATTTTAATAGACGAAAAAGAAGTTGACTACAATACGGACGATGAAGAAAACGAACTATTAAGTAAAGAACCTAAACAAAGTTTATTAAGTAAAGCAATTAATTTAATTAGCACAGGACAAGCACGACCAAACATAACAAGCGCACAAGATAAGATTATTAAACAAATGAAGTTTATTGTTCGCTATAAATATGTAGGTGCAATAAATGAAAAAACAAGACCCTTTTGTACTCAAATGATAAGCGCAAATAAAGTTTATCGCAAAGAAGATATTTTAGCAATGGGCGATGTTGCAGTAAATGAAGGATGGGGGGCAAAAGGCGCATCAACGTATTCAATATGGTTATATAAAGGCGGTGGAAATTGCTATCATCGTTGGAATAAACAAGTTTATGTTGTTCCTTTAGGAAAAGGAATTAATATAAATGAAGCAAAAAAAATAGGACAATTAAAAGCCGCGATAAGCGGATACATAGTAAGCAACCCAGAACTTGTAGCAAAGCGACCAGTTGACATGGATAACTACGGATTTTTACCAAGCAACCCACAGAAACCAAGAGTAATAACACGATAATGGCAGAAGCACTATTAATAACACGGCAGGATATAGTTAAGTTCACATCACTAAACGGAAATGTGGACGTGGATAATTTTATACAATATATCAAAATCGCCCAAGATACAGACCTGCAAAATTTCACAGGAACGCAGTTACTAAACAAGATAAAAGCGGACATAGTAGCAAATACTTTAACAGGCAATTATTTAACGCTTACAACGACTTATTTAAAGCCGATGCTTATTCATTTAGCAATGAAGTATTATTTGCCATTTGCGGCTTACACGATAAGCAACAAAGGAGTATATAAACACAATTCGGAAAACAGCACAACCGCAGACAAAAACGAAATAGACTTTTTAATTGAGAAAGAAACGCAAATAGCGCAACACTACACGCAGCGATTTATTGACTACATAACTTTAAATACTAGTTTGTTCCCAGAATACAGCACAAACAGCAATAGCGATATGTTCCCAGACACAAACAACAATTACACAGGATGGTACATTTAAAAACTTACAAACCAAAAGAAGTCAACATAGTTAAATTAAAGACTTATTTAAAAAAAATAGAAAATGGCAAATAGTAACGGGTGGGGAGACGGAGCCGCAAACAACACAATCGGATGGGGCAAAGGCGCGACCAATTTAATTAATTGGGGAAAATCACATTTTTTATCTTGGGCGGGTTTAACTGATATTGTAGGAGTAACCGCAGGCGGAACAGCACCTGTTAATACCGTAGCACCTGTAGTTTCATTTAACAATCTTAATGTTGGAGATGTACTTACAACTACAAACGGAACTTGGAGCGGTTCACCAACAAGTTTTACTTATCAATGGTATAATGTTTCATTAGGAGATGATATAGTAGGGGCAACAAATAACACTTATACTTTACTTATTGCAGACGCAGATATGGAGATAAATTGTAAAGTCTTTGGAACTAATGCCGTAGGCACGGGACAAGGTGATAGTAATGTTATTGTAACAAACTTTTTAGCACCACCTTTAAATTATTCTGAACCCGAGTTATCAACCGAAAATATAAATGTTGGAGGCACGATTAGTATTCTTTGGAATCTTTGGAACGGAAACCCTATACCAACTTTAACGTATAAATGGTATCGGGACGGAGTTCACCAAACACCACATACGGCAAGTACTTATTTAACAGCAAATCACGACTCGGGAAAATATATTACCGTAGAAGTAATAGGAACAAACTCGCAAGGTTCAAGTTCAGTATTTGGTATAAATGCTTGTTACGTTAATTAAATATAAAATGAAAAGTAACTATTTAGCAGGTTTATATTTTATAGCAGGGTTTTTAACTTCGTTTTCTTTGATTTGTCAAGGCACAGAATTATACATTAATTTGGCAGGGATTACTTTATTTTTTTATTTAACTTTCAGTTTGACGGAAGCACTCGAAGATTTAGGATTATGAGAACACAATTATTTTTATTACTTTATTCAATTAAAAATTCAGCGTTGAAACTTTTAACTATTTGTTTTTCTTTTTTCTTACCTATTAGCGGAATACTTGGGCTTTTATTAGTTTTGATTTTAGCAGACACCGCGACAGGAATATGGAAAGCAAAACACCAGAAACAACAAATTACATCCCGCAAACTTTCTGCAATAATTTCTAAATTATTACTTTACGAACTGACCGTAATACTTTTTTATTTAATAGACTATTTTATTTTAAATCAAATAATTTTAACGTTTTTTTCTGTTCCATTAATGCTAACAAAAGTGCTATCGTTGATTTTGGCAAGCATCGAAATAATGAGCATAAACGAAAATTACAAAGCAGTTAAATCAATAGACCTATGGCAGTCGGCAAAATTATTATTTGCGCGAGCGAAAGAAGTTAAAGACAACCTAAACAAATTAAAATGAATTTAAGCGCACACGTTACACTTGCAGAATTTCAAAGTTCACCGACAGCAACAACACACGGAATAAACAACCAGATGAACGAGTCGCAAATTGCGTCCGCAAAACTTTTGTGTGAAAACGTATTCGAACCTTTGAGAATTCACTTAAACACACCGATTAAAATTAGTTCGGGTTTTCGCAGCACACAATTAAATAAAATGATCAAAGGAAGTTCAACGAGCCAGCATTGCAAAGGCGAAGCGATGGACATTAAAATAGGAGCAAAGGGTTTTAATTTTATTAAAGATAAATTAGAGTTCGATCAATTAATCTGGGAATTTGGAAACGAAGAAAACCCGCAGTGGGTACATGTTAGTTATAGCAAAAGAAACAGGAAACAAGTATTAAAAGCAACCAAAAAAAATGGCAAAACTATTTATTCTAATTACTAGCATTTTACTTTATTCGTGTTCGGCACAATACCATTTGAACAAAGCAATAAAGAAGGGTTACGTTTGCGAGGATATTTCGGACACTTTAACGATCACAAAATTAGACAGCGTATTAATTACAAAGTTTGACACCACATACTACGAAACTTTTTTAAAGACTTTCGACACCATAGTGCAATGGAAAACCGAGTACATCCCAAAAACCAGATTAGACAAAAAAATAGAATACCGCATAAAGATTAAAACAATCTACAAAGACAGGATCGTAGAAAAAGCAAAGGCACGTGCGGAAGGCCAAAAGGCAAAATCAGAAGTTAAAAAAAACCGCCCAAAAGGAAATTTAAATCTTTTATTCGTTGGTGTTGGAATTGGATTATTACTTTCGTTTCTTTGGAAGTACGCAAAACAATCATTAATATAAATTTTTTATGAAAAACACCAGCGCAAGGTTTCGACTTAAACAGGACGAAATCCAAATGCTTATGCAATATCGCGGAATAAAAAACGCAACCGATGAAGCAGGAGTAGACGACAAAGATGTAAAACACGGATGGCTCAAAACAAAAGACGCAAGTTTATTTTTTAAAAACCCAAACTTTAAACAGGAAGAACTAAACGCGATCCAAAAAATAAAAGACGAATGCATAAGCGAGGTTAAAAAATACGCACCGAAATACCGAAGCATAGAAACAATTAAAAGCGAGGATACGCATTTATTAGTTATAGACATTGCAGACCTTCACATAGGCAAACTAGCAACAGCATTCGAAACAGGCGAAGACTACAACAGCCAGATAGCGGTTAAACGCGCAAAAGACGGCCTACAAGGAATCCTAAACAAAGCGAAAGGATTTAATATAGACAAAGTTTTATTTGTAGCAGGGAACGACATACTACACACCGACAACACCAGACGAACCACCACAGGTGGAACACCGCAGGATACAGACGGAATGTGGTACGATAATTTTTTAATGGCTAAAAATCTATACATTGAACTTTTAGAAAAATTAGTTAGTTTTGCAGACGTTGAAGTTGTCTACAACCCAAGCAACCACGATCTAACGCACGGCTTCTTTTTAATGCAATTAATAGAAGCACACTTTGCTAATTCAACGATCACATTTAATGTTAATTTGCTACACCGCAAAGCATTTAAGTACGGAAACAACTTGATAGGAACCACGCACGGAGACGGAGCGAAAACAGAAAACCTGCCTTTATTATTAGCAACCGAGTTCCCAATTTTATGGAGCGAAACAAAACACAGGTATATATACAGCCACCACGTACACCATAAAACAAGCAAAGATTTTATAGGTTGCACGTTTGAAACTTTGCGCAGCCCTTCTGGGAGCGACAGTTGGCACCACAAAAACGGATACACAGGCGTACCGAAAGCCGTTGAAGGATACATCCACCATAAAGAATTTGGCCAGATTGCACGCTTAACTCATATTTTTTAATATCTTTGTATTTCATAGTTAGTTTTAAAGGCGGGAGTTAGAAGCAACCGCCTTTTTTTTTGTCACAAATATTCACAATAAACGGGACGGATCCGATTTGCTTACTTTGTATTTACAACTAAAATCTAAACCCAGACTTTAGATTTGTCTAGTTTTTTACACCAAAAACGTGACATTTTTAAGGCTATAACCTTAACAACAGCAAAGACTTTAAGGTTTTAACCTGTCAGAAACCCCGAATTATTATAATATTTAGCGAACACTATCCCTAATTATGTTACATTTTTAAGCAAAAATTACCCTTGTTATATGTTTTTGCTTTGCACAAGGGTGTAATTTGCCCTTGTTCTTATTTAGAATGAATATTGATAAGGTTTTTTTCTATTCAGAAAGCCCAATAAACACAAGGGTTTAAAAAAATAATCAAAAATAAGTTAAAAATAAATGTTAAAAAGTATTGCAGTTTTAAACAAAGTGCGTATATTTGTCAAACAAAAACAAACAAACACTATGAAAACACGAAACGAAATTTTAGACTTCTTGGAAGCACAGCAACAAGAGAACAACCAGAACACAAATCAACTGCACTTGATTATTCAAACCTTGACTACATTTTTAGAAGACGATCAACTACAGGAAATAGAAAATTTATTTAACCAATTTAAAAACTAGAAACTATGAACATGAGTTACTGCCGATTTCAAAACACATTACTAGACCTACAAGATTGCTACGACAACTTGCCAGACGGAAACCTATCACATGCAGAATCCAGAGCATTTGCAGAATTAGTGGCACTGGCCAAAGACATCGCCGAAACATACGAGGATCTCGATTATTACCAATTAAAAGATTTAGCAATAGAAAATTATAGAGACGAACAATAAACAACTTAAAACTAGAAACTATGAAAAAAGAAACAAGGATCACCAGAACAAGAGAGCAACTACAAATGTCGATATTAAAGCACGGACATCGGCACTCAAAAACAATTCAATTATTAATTAAATTAAACAACATAAAAAAATAAGACCATGAAAGATTACAGAATTGAATACCAAGACAAAGACCAGAACGAATTGTTCATAGGCATTGTAACAGCAGTAGACCTGCAAGACGCAACAGACTACGCAAACAAATTATTTGCAGAAACCAAACTAAATGATTTATATACTTTTGTAATAACTGAACTATGAAAAATTTAATCAACTACTTTACACCAGCGACCGAAGAACACAAATCGTTTTTAAGGCACTTTTTAGGCACTCTAACGGCTTTTATTCTGTTGGGTGGTATGTTTTACTGTTTGATGTATTTAAAAACGATTTAAGGGGCACTTTATTAACTAATAAAAAGTAATTAACTTTTAATTGTGTAAAACTTTAAAAAAATAAATGTTAAAAAGTCTTGCAGTTATTAAAATAAGTATTATATTTGTATAGAATTAAAAACAAACAAAAACTAACAACATGAAAACAACGACAAACAAAATTAAAATTAAGGTTCAAAGATTTGGAAACGTTATTATAACACAGACCATCCAAAACAAAGTAATAATAAAGACAGAAGTTAAACACATTTAAAAATAACGACATGGAAACAAGAGCAATTTTAGATTTTTTTGAAGAAAACAACTGCGAAATTAGTATGTATTTAATAGGATGTTATCTGAATTTTGATATTTATAGCAAAGTTTCAGGGACATGGATTTTAACTGATGCTAACGACTTTATGTTAAAAGAATTTTATTTAAAATGTATAACACCAAAAAACTAACAAAATGGAGAATAGAAATTTAGGAGTATGGAACAGGGGCTGGGAATTATTATACGAATTTGCAGGCTGGCAATTTTCGATCGCAGGGACTTGGGAGTTCAACGATTGGGACGAAGTGAGCGAATACGCATTTATAGAACTTGACGTAGAAGTGAGCGAAAAATGGATAATTGAAACGGACGACCACTTACAGCCGCACGTTTTAGGGGTTCGTCTTTTGGAAGATTTGAGACTTGAAATGCAGGAAATAATAAACAGCGATCTAGCAAATTATAATTTTTGGGAATGGAAGACAAGCAACGATGACTCAAACTATAATTTTTACCACGAACTATGACAAGCGGAACTATATACGACCAATTAGATTGGTGGCAGCGACAATGGCGGGGTTCATTTGATTTAGGGTTATACCTTGAAATATGCAGAATTAAAAAAAACGAACAAATAAAATTTAAAACTATGAAACGATTTAAAGCAACTTTTAAAACTTGGGCATACGTTGGCGCTCCAGTTAAGTTAGAAACACGAATAGTTAAAGCATACGACTTCCAACACGTTAAAAACTTAATACAAAAAAACGACGATATTATAATTGAAATTAAACAAATAGAACAATGAAACAAACAGCAGTAGAATGGTTGGTTGATGAGTATTTTGGGGGAATAGAAAATTGTACTCCCGATTTTAGATTTCATATACAACAAGCCAAAGAAATGGAAAGAGAACAAATAATAGATTTTGGCTATGATATAGCAGAAGACTTGGCTTGTGGTAAGTATAGAGATAAGAAACATATGGAAGAAAGATATGATGAATTTTTAACATATAACCAAGAAGAACAATGAAACAGACAGCAGTAGAATGGTTATTTGAAAAATTATGTTCAGAGAAATTAAGTTGGAATAAAGACAGTAATGGAAAGTTATTTATTGATTTAACAACAAGCAATATATTTAACCAAGCCAAAGCAATGGAGAAGGAACAGATAATAGATACTTATGGTGAGGGTTTTACTGAAGGGTGTAGATATACAACTGGATTTGAACAAACACTTTGGGAAGATGATGAAGATTACTATAACAAAAATTATAAAAACTAATAAAAATGATAGAACTAATAAAACAAATTATAGAACAGGATCAACTAGGAAACAAAAACCGCAAGCGGGAAATAATACACCGCAGAATTTATTTATTTAGAAAACTACGCGAGGACGGATACACGCTCAAAGGAATTGGAGATTTATTTAATTTAAACCACGCGACAGTTTTACACGGACTAAATACTTACAAAAATTTAGTAGAGACAAAAGACAAAATATTCCAACACGATATCGAATACTATAAACTTCTTTTGAGTTTGGAACGCCCAGAACTTGATCTGCGGAAGGAAATAAAAGAAGCCAGAAATTTAAGCGACCTGCGGAAAGTTCAACAACGAATCAAAAACAACTTTTACTAATGGCTGACGATAAAAAATCATTTTTGCTTTATTGCGATGTTTTGCATACAGTAGAAAAACTAACAGACGAACAGGCGGGAAAATTGTTTAAACACATTTTAAAATACGTTAACGATTTAAACCCAGAATGCGAAGACTTATTAACTGAAATAGCATTTGAACCGATTAAACAAAGTTTAAAGCGCGACTTGATAAAATGGGACGACAAAATACAAAAGCGAAGCGAAGCAGGGAAAGCGGGAGCAACCAAAAGATGGCAAAATATGGCAAACGATAGCAAACGCATAAAACCGATGGCAAAAATGGCTGTTAGTGTTAGTGTTAGTGATAGTGTAATAAATATATATAGACGCTTCGCGCATTTATCTATTTCAAATGATGAAGTAAAAAAGTTGCTAGAGAAAAACACACAGGAACAAATCGACAACGTTTTAAACGACATAGAAAACTACAAGGGCAATACTAAATATAAAAGTTTATATTTAACGGCTTCAAAATGGCTACAGAAAAACGAACCAACAGCGGAAGGAATATCACCAGAAGAAATAAAAGCAAGAAAACATGGATACATTAAATAACGGAGCCGCGCTGGAATACTTGCTTAACTACAGGGACGGCAAAATTAAACACGGACTGGAACTTGGAAATGGACTAGACGACTATTTAAAATTTAAACGCAAGCAAGTAAATATAATTTTAGGCCACGACAACGTAGGCAAAACTTATTTTATTAATTGGTATTTTTTAGCACTTGCACTAAAGCACAAACTGAAGTTTATCATTTGGAGCGGGGAGAACCAGCACGGGCAAATTTTGCGAGACTTGATACAGATGTACGCAGGTATAAATTTCAAACAATTAACCCACGATGAAATAAGAAACTACAGCGCATATTTAGAGCAATACTTTACATTTGTAAAAAACGACCGCCTGTACAAACACGAAGAACTATTTAAAATATTTAAAGACAGCGAAGCGGACGTTGCGCTTATTGATCCATTTACAGGCCTTGACCGAAATATGACATACGAAGGAAACTACCAGTTTATGAACGCAGCGCGAGAATTTGTAAATAAAACAGGAATGACGATTTATATTAATACGCACCCAAATACAGAAAGCGGAAGGAACTCCAATATTTACGCAGAAGGAGACTTTAAAGGACATTTAAAAGCACCGTTAAAAGACCACGTAGAAGGCGGCAAGGCTTTCACAAATAGATGCGATGATATGATCGTAGTGCACAGGCTAATTAAACACGAAGTAATGAAATTTGTAACTTGGATAAGCACTGAAAAAATAAAGGATATTGATACAGGGGGAAAGCATACAGGATTAAACGATCCCGTTTATTTAGAATACAACTACGGACTAGGATTTAAAGTTTACGGGAAAGATGTAATATCAGAATTTAGGCCAACAAACAAAATTAACTTAAAACCTTTTTAAAATGGAACTAGAACTATTAAGCAGCAGAATAAACTTAAACCACACCTGCCTAAAATTACAGGTAAGCATAGACGAAATAAAAGCAAAGAACCCGCACCGAAATGATTTGATTACTTCAATGGAGCAAACTTTACATGAGGTTAAAAAAGCAATATTTATTTATCAAACTTTAGAAAAAGAATTTAGAGCAACCAGACAAATAAACTTCGACCTGCAACATTTAAATTTAGAGTTGAAACAGGAAGTAAAAGATTTAAAAAAAATAATAGAATTTAACAACGCGGAACTTTGAAAGCCAGAACAAAAAAATGCTTTAACTGCAAAGAACAATTTACACCTTTTAGCAGCCTGCAAAAGTTTTGTTTAAAAAACGAATGCATAAAGGAAATGATCCAGATACAGAAACTAAAGGAATGGAACAAGAAAAAAAAGAAATTAGTGGAAGACTTAAAAACCGCAAACGATTATTTAAAAATAGCCCAGCAGGTATTCAATAAATTTATTAGACACCGAGACGCAGGGCTAAATTGTATTTCGTGCAGCAAGCCATGCAAAAAAGAAAACGCAGGCCATTATTACTCGCAAGGCGGACATTCAAACGTTCGCTTTAACGAAGACAACGTACACCTTCAATGCGAAGCCTGCAACACTTATCTAAGCGGCAACTTGTTGAACTACCAGATAGGCATAGAAAAACGAATAGGAGCGCAAAGATTAATGGACTTACAGGCATTAGCACACGAAACAAAGAAGTGGAGCAAAGACGAACTAAAAGACTTAATAGAAACATATAAAAAAAAAATAAAATAGTTGTTTATTAAAAAACTTTTCTTATATTTACATCTAATTACTAACTTAAAAATTTAACTATGAAACATTTATTTAAAGCATTAGCAGAATTTCAACAAGAAGTACCAGTGATCCACAAAGCAACACAAGGCTACGGATACACCTACGCAGACCTTCCGAAAATTTTTGAAGTGATCAACCCGCTACTAAAAAAACACGGACTAGGATTTACACAATTAATTAATTCAAAGGAAGGAGAAAACTATTTATCGACTATTTTATTTCACGTTGAAAGCGGTGAAAATTTAGAAAGCAATACATTGATCCCACAGGTAGAATTAAAGCAAATGAATTTATACCAATCTTTTGGAAGCGGAACGACCTACTTTCGTCGTTACTGTTTGAGTTCGATTTTGGGAATTGTGACGGATAAAGATACAGACGCAGGCGGGGAACAGGTAAAGCCAGAACCAAAAAAACAATCAATAGATAACGCACGTTTTCAAAAAGCAATAGACGCAATAAGCAAAGGCGAATATACAACCGAAGAACTAACAACAAAGTTTAGTTTAACACCTGCACAATTAAAAATAATAACAGCATGAAAATACGTTGTTCTGCATTGGGGCGGTTAATGACCGCTCCACGCACCAAGACCGAAACATTAAGCAAGACCGCAAAGAGTTACATCCAAGAACTAGTGCTGGAACACAAGTACGGAATTAAAAAAGAATTTTCAAGTAGATACACGGACAAAGGATTACAATGCGAGGACGAAGCAATAAGTCTAGTTAATAATGTTTTAGGATTAAGTTTTATTTTTAAGAACGAGGAACACTTTAACAACGAATGGATAACAGGAACACCAGACGTAAACACGAACGAAATTTTATTAGACATTAAATGCAGTTACGAAGCCCACACCTTCCCGTTCTTTGAAGACGAAATACCAACAAAAGACTACTACTACCAATTGCAGGGTTACATGTGGCTAACAGGAAAGACCGAAGCCTTGCTTTGTTATTGTTTAGTCAACACCCCGATAGAAATAGTCGAAGACGAAATACGCAGGGAGCACTGGAAACATTTTAAAATTGACGAAGATGCAGAACTGCGAGAATACGTAGAAAAAAAGCATAACTTTGATCACTTACCAGATGCAACAAAAGTCAAAGTATTTAAAATTGAAAGAGACGAAACAGTTATCTGGGAGATACAAAAAAAAGTTGAGGAAGGGAGAATTTATTTTAACCAATTAATAGAAACAATATGAAAGAAAAAACGATCGCAGGAATAATCGCACTTTTGCTTTATGGGTTTGCAATAGTAGGAATAATTAATTTTTTCAGATGGCTGATATGAGCGCAAAAGAAAAAGCACAGGAGTTAGTAGATAAGTTTATTTCTGTACCTTTATTAGATAGTTATGAAGCCAAACAATGTGCATTAGTAGCAATTGATGAAATGCTAGATTTTAGAAATGCTTTATACATTAACGAGGGAAGTTTAGCACACAAGTATTTATTAGACATAAAACAAGAAATAAAAAAACTATGAAAACACGAATTAAAAAACTATGGCAATACTTTTGTTTCATAAACAAAGAAGTTTTAAAATGCCAAGTATTCACAGGAAGGGGCAAATTTTAATTTATGGTTACTTTTAACTTTCCAAAATCGTTTTGGATAATTGCAGAACAAATAGGATTAGCCCGCACGGTAGTAAACAAAGAACTAACAATAAAAGCCCCCAGATACGATAGAGGGGAAAAAAACCAACACGTAGACACGCTGGGCATTTTAGGAGAGTTGATCGCAATGGAATATTTAACACAAAAAAACTATGAGTTTACTGCTGCTCAATTGCTAGATTACAAACCAAGTAAAAACGCAGACTTAATTGTTAAAGGGAAACGAATAGACGTAAAGACAAGCAGGAAATCAGAATACGAAATGTTACTAGTAAATGAGGAAGCACACAACAAAGGATTAAACAAAATAGATTTATACTTATTTGTTTATGTTTTAAATGAGAGCACCGCAGAATTTTATACTGTAAATTACGATGAAGTAAACAAATGGCCGTGCAAGTTAATGAAATACACAAATGCTTTTTATACAAAAATAATAGACCTATGAACATACAAATACAAGACAAAAACGTTTTAAGCGTTATGGCGCGATTTAAAGAACGTTCGGAAGCAGGAATGAAGAAATACAAGACAACGTTAGAACGAACGGATTTAAGCACGTTAGAATGGCTTACACACGCACAGGAAGAAGCAATGGACTTTGTTCTTTACTTG